AGGTGGAAGGGGTTCAGGTAAGTCTTTTGCTGTAACAGTCTTTCTTACTTTACTTACTATGTCTAAGAATATAAGAGTATTGTTTACAAGATTTACAATGGTATCAGCTCACCTATCTATCATTCCTGAGTTCTTAGAAAAGATTAGTCTGTTAGGGTTTGAAAACATCTTTAGCGTAAATAAAGCTGAGGTTTTAAATTTAGGAAACAAATCAGACATTTTATTTAGAGGTATTAAGACATCAGCAGGTAATCAGACAGCAAGTCTAAAGTCATTACAAGGAATAAGCACTTGGGTACTTGATGAAGCTGAGGAACTTATTGATGAAGATATATTTGACACTATTGATTTAAGTATTAGAGAAAAAGAAATACAGAATAGAATTATACTTATACTTAATCCTGTAACTAAAGAGCATTGGATATACAAACGCTTCTTTGAAGACAAAGGAGTTGCAGCAGGTTTTAACGGTGTTAGAGACAATGTATGCTATATACATAGTACATACCTAGACAATAAAGATAATCTCTCACAGAGCTTCCTAGAGCGAATTAAGACTATAAAGCATAGAAACTTTAAAAAGTATCAGCATAAAATCTTAGGGGGTTGGTTAGACAAAGCAGAAGGAGTTGTATTTGAGAATTGGAGTATAGGAGAATTTAATCCTGATGGCTTACAGACTTCTTGTGGAATGGACTTTGGTTTTAGTGTAGACCCTGATAGTCTTACAGAAGTAGCTATTGATAAAAGGAAGCGTAAGATATATTTAAAAGAGCATATCTATAAGAACGGTATAAAGTCAAATGAATTAGCTAAAATCATATTAGACAAAGTAGATAACAAACTTATTATTGCTGATAGTGCAGAGCCAAGACTAATAGCAGACCTTAGACATTTAGGAGTAAACATCAAACCTGTAAAAAAAGGAACTATTGAGAGTGGTATAACTCGTATGCAAGACTATGAGCTTGTGATAACACCTGAAAGTACGAACATAGCTAAAGAGCTAAACAATTATATCTATGCAGACAAAGGCTCTAAGCTTTATGTAGATAACTACAATCACGCTATTGACGGTATTAGGTACAATGTTATTTATCACCTAGACAATCCAAATGCAGGTAAGTATTACGTGCAGTAAACTAAAAACAACAAATTTCTATTATATAACAGATGAAAGTAAAAGTCAAAAAGGAAGGTAAGGTAAAAGAGTTCAAATTGATTAGTAGTTGGGAAGATGTAACTCTTGAGAAATGGTTGCAACTTATTGATTTTGAAACAGGTAGTAAGACAGAAGAAGCAACTGAAACAATAGCAGCGTTATCTAACATTCCTAAGCAGTTAGTAAAGGAATTAGCTTTATCAGATGTAGCAGTTATAATGAGCAGGATAGCAGAGCTACAACAAAAGCAAGATACAAAGCTTAAAAGGATAATTGAAATAGATGGTATTGAGTACGGCTTCCACCCTGATTTAGATAGTATAACATTAGGGGAGTATGCAGACTTAGAAACATTTATTAAGGGTGGTATTGAAAAGCATTTACCTGAAGTCATGGCTGTTCTTTATAGACCGATAAAAGAAAAGAAGAATGATATTTATATTATTGACGCTTATGATGGAAACATACGGCTAAGGACAGAAGAAATGAAAAAGATGTCAGCTCAACAGGTACAAAGTGCTTTACGGTTTTTTTTTGTTTTAGGGAAGGAGTTGTCAGAGATTTTGCCATTGTATTTGATGGAGCGGCTGAAGGAAACGAAGACGCAATAGCTACAGAGAGCTTTGCAGAGAAGTGGTCGTGGTTTGGGGTTTTTTATAGATTGTGTAATGCTGAAATAGTAAACTTAGAAAGAATAACGAATTTAGGACTGTTAGAGTGCTTGACTTGGTTAAGTTATGAAACAGACTTAAACTCACAAAATAAAGTAAAAAGAAATGGTGAATAATAAGACTTATAATAATGTAGTAAACACTTTGCTAAGACTAGGTGAGTATCACGAACAAATAAGCACAACTTCAGTTGGAGACATTTATGACATCAATCTTGAGAAGATGGAGAAGTTTCCTTTAATGCACGTAAATCCAACATCAGTTGAAACAGGAGATAGTCAATTGACATATAACTTTCAAGTCTTTATTATGGATATGGTATCTGAAAAGTCAGATTGGCAAACGAAACAGCATCAGCTTTTAACTAAGCTAGTAAACACAGAAAACAACGAACAGGAAGTATTCAATCAAACTCTAGCTATTTGTACAGATATTATAGGTATGCTTAGACATAGTTCAAGACAATCTATAAACGGAGTAAATGATATAAACGAACCTATCTACTTTACGCAAGACCAATTTACAATAGAGCCATTCCAAGAAAGGTTTGACAACTTGTGTTGTGGGTTTGTATTTAATATAGGAGTATTAGTGCAGAATGATTTTCAAACTTGTAATATTCCTGTAAACGATAGGGGTGCAGGTTACTAATGCTAAAGTTCAAGATAGGAAGATTAATAGTTCAAATAGGGTGGAAAAAATTTAAAATAACAATAAAATTATAAAATGGCAGATTTAACAACAACAATAACAGAGAACGTAGTGCTTAACGGCTCAGTAAGAGGTTCTACAAACGTCTTAACAACTTCAAACATAGTAGATGTATTAGAAAGAATATTAACTTGTACTCACTCACAAACTACAACAGTAGCATTATTTAATAGGAATACTTACGGAGCAGATGGAGCTTTAGATGTAGAGAACTGTAAATACTTAAGAATTACTAATTTAAGTGATGACCAAGATATGAAAGTAGCATATGTAACAGCAGCTACTAATTATCAAGTAACTGTAAGAGCAGGTGGTTCACATATCTTATTTCAAACTGAAGAAGCATTAATTGGTGAAACTGATGTAACTCCTGCATTTCCTACATTAGAAGATTTAGTTACTGTAGAGGTAAAACCTTCAGCAACAACTGATGTTCAAGTAGAAGTCTTTGCAGCACTAGTATAATGAAGACAGAAGCTCTTGAAAGGTATCTTAATAGCTTTGGAAAGTATGTAGTTCAACAATCAAGGACAAACTTAACCAAAGGCAAAAAGAATGTTTCTAAAGATTTATACAATTCAATTAGCTTTAAAGTTATTACTACTGCTGAAGGGTTTAGTGTACAATTCTATATGGATAGCTACGGTACTTTTGTAGACAAGGGAGTTTCAGGAACAGAAGTTAAAAGAAGTTTTAAAGATTATAAGGGTAAAACAATTACAAGTCCTTATAAGTACACTACAAAGCAACCACCTAGCAGAGTGCTTGATAAGTGGATAGTAAAAAAAGGAATTGCTCCAAGAGATGAAAAAGGTAGATTTATGTCTAGGAAAAGCATATCTTTTTTAATAGCTAGAAGCATTAAGAGGAAAGGAATACAAGGAATAAGTTTCTTTCAGAAGCCTTTGATGTTAGGATTAAAGCAGTTTGGAAAAGAAATGTTAGGAGCAGTAAAAGATGATATTATTAACGGATTAACAACAGTAAAATAAGATGGCAACACTAATAGAACAAAAACCTTTATTTTCTCAAGTTCCTGTAGGGCAAGAGGTAATTTTTGTAGTATCAAATAGTACAATAGTAGCAGGTTTCACTAACGTTAGATTTATAGCTGATGTTTATATAAGCAATACAATACCTGCGTCAATAACTACAACTACAATTCCTACAGCTACATTTAAAACTACACCAAACAATGCAGGAGTAGGTATATTTGATTTTAAGCAAGTAGTAGAGAATTATGTTAGTGCTGATAATATGGCTTTTGATAATAGTGAGTACAAAGAAACTGCAACAACTAACGACACGCCTCACCCTGTTCATTTAATAGATAAGTATTCAAGAAATAAAAAATCTGCTAGATGGTTAAGTATTCAGTTTAAAACACAATACACAGATGCAAATGGTGATGTAGTTACACCTGAAGCTTTATTTGCAGTTTCAATTGATTATCAACTATTTAATAGCTACTTAAAATATTCTGATATTCTTACAATGGGTACAGGTGCAACTGCTAACGATTTTGGTTTTAGTTTAGGTAATTTTAACTTATCAAGTGGTACTGACAGGTTCTTGACTAACGCTCCTGCTACTCAGTATGCTAACTTAGAAGACTATGGAACAGTTGCTTTTTTAGCACCCTTTTCATCACCTAGTAATGTTGTAGACTATATAAAACTTACTTACAATGATAGCACAGGAAGTCAAATAGGAACAGAGAATATAACCAACAATGTAATTAATGGAGGTAATGGTTCTTTTACTTCTGAAATATCACAAAGACTTTTGTACTTCGGCTGTTACCCTGCTAACTTACAGAATTGGAGTTCTACTTTTCAAGCTTTAGTTTCAGCAGGAACAATACAAGGTGGTTCAATAGAAGTAAGGGCTTTTAACGTAAGTAATAATGAAGTTTCTAAAACATACACTATAAATATAAATTGTCCTAACTTAAAAGGATATGAAAGTATAAGACTTTGTTGGCTTAATCAATGGGGGGTTTGGGATTACTACACTTTTACTCAGAAGTCAGTAAGAAGCGTATCAACTAAAGGTTCTACATACGAGCAACTAGCAGGGACTTGGAATGAAGCAGCTTACAGAGTAGATAGTTATAAAGGTGGAAAGAAAGCATTTAGAGTAAACGCTACTGAGAAAATAACAATGAATACAGACTTTGTTAGTGAAAGCGAAAATGAAATGTTTGAAGAATTAACAAACAGTCCTGAAGTTTATATTTTAGATGGCTATCAAACAGACATTCCATTTTCAGCACTTAATCAATATGTAAAACCTGTAAGACTTATAACTTCTAGTTTTACAAAGAAGACAGTAGCAAATGACAAGCTTATTCAGTACACTTTTGAAGTAGAAAAAAGTAAAACACTAAGAACACAATCAGTATAATGAGTGTACAATTAATAGTATTTCCACAATATTTTGATGGTTCAACACCATTAAGTTCACCGTCTACTGAGTTTATTGTTGATGGTATTAATTTTAATAATGTAAACACTTCTGTTTCTGCTCAAAGTGTTGCAGGTGCATTACCACAAGCTTTTGTAAATACCTACACTGTATTTGGGTTCTCTATTTTTATGGTGAACACTTGGTTTCGTTTTAGTGGAGCTGCAAGTGAAATAACAGAAAGTTCAGGAGCATTAAATATAAGTTCTGATGAGGGAATTGTACAAAGGTTATCAAATCTTACTATTGGTGCTACATACGATTTAACATTAAACATAACTGCTAACTCTACAAATCTTAAAGTATATCAATACAAAGGTAATATAGTACAAAGCACACATACAATTACAGGTACAGGTTTACAGACTATTTCATTTGACGCTTATTCTTCTACTGATATAATAGTAATATACAGCGTAAACTCTACAGCTGTAATAGAAGAAATGTCTTGTAATTTATCTATATCAACACCAAGTGGAATATTTACAGATTTAAGAAATGGTCAAGTAATATGCGACCTTTATGAAGATGAGGATATTCCTTTAAGTCTTAGTGTTGATGACTTTAAAAATGTAGCTGAGAAAGTGCAATCATATTCAAAGGCTTTTAACTTACCTGCTACAAAAAGAAACAATAAAATCTTTGATAATATATTTGAAGTAACTAGAACAGATACAGGGCTTAACTTTAATCCTTATAAGAAAACAAAATGTATTTTAAAACAAGATGGCTTTTTATTATTTGAAGGCTATTTAAGAATGATAGATATTTCAGACAAGGAAGGAGAAATAAGCTACAATGTAAATTTATATTCTGAAGTAATTGCTCTTGCTGATGTATTAGGAGAAAGAACATTTTCTGATTTAGACTTTTCTGAATTAAATCACGCTTATAATTTATCAAACATTCAAGCTTCTTGGGGTGCAACAGGGGTTACATATACAAACCCTAATACTTCAGGCTTTAGAGCTGCTGAAACAGTTAAATACCCTTTTGTAGATTGGACGCACCAATACACTTTTGATGCTAGTTCAGGCTTTCCTGTTTTACCAAATTTAGAAAGTGCTTTTAGACCTTTTTTAACTTTAAAGTATTTAATAAATAGAATATTTGAAGCAACTGATTTTACTTATGAAAGTGCGTTCTTTGATACAGCAGATTTCAATAAGTTATATATGGATTTTAATTGGGGAAGTGCTGATGTGCCAACTGTGGGAAATACAAATACTTTTTCAGGAATATGGGCAAAACAAATTGGAAGCACAATCAACCCTTCAGTTTACGCAGGAACTACTTTTACAAATTTAGAGCTTTTTGGTAACGGAACAAATACACTACCACCAAGTTATAATACTACAACACATAAAATAACAGCTACTAACACTAATCAACAGTATAATATAACAGCAACTTATAGAATTGAAAATACATCAACAACTGTTGCACAAACAATAGAATGTCAATGGATTTTAAACGGAACAACTGTAATAAATGCAACTACTTTTTCTATACCTGTTTCAAGTTATGTAGATTATAATACTACTTTAAGTAGAATTTTAAATACAGGAGATACTTTAGAAGCTCAATTTAAAAGAAGTAACCCTTTTAGTTCTAACACAGTCAGACAATATGAGTTAGGAATAACACCAACAGCTGTTGCTACTTTTAGTATTAACACTGCTGCAATCACGTCAAGTATATTATTACAAACATTACGTGGTGAACTAGGACAATGGGATTTCTTAAAAGGAATAATGACTATGTTTAACTTAGTTACTTTGCCTGATGAAGATAACCCTAGCAATATAAAGATAGAACCTTATGGGGATATTTTTATGTCTAGTGGTGATGTTTTAAATCCTAACTTCTTTGATGATACTTCTATTGAACTAGATTGGACTGATAAGATAGATGTTTCAGAAATGAAGTTAATGCCTTTAACTGATTTAAACAAAAAAACTATATTTAAGTTTGTAGAAGATGATGAAGATTATGCTTTTAATAATTATAAAAACTCAGTAGGTGGTCATTTATACGGGAGTAAAAAATATGATGCTTCAGAATTTACAATCCTATCAGGAGAAGATGAAATTGTAGCAGAACCTTTTGCAGCAACAGTAGTAAAGCCTTTAGAAGATTTATTTGCTGACTTTATCACACCTGCGGTTTATTCTTACAATCCTGAAGATAATACTTCTGAAGGTTTTGAAAATAGTCCTAGAATAATGTTTGATAATGGAGAAAAGAATTTAACAAGTTGTACATATTTTATTCCTGACCAAAACGGTGTAGTTGGTAGTGCTTTTGAAGATGAGTTTTTACAATTTAGTCATTTGACTAATATTCCAACAATAACAGGCTCTAGAGATTTTCATTTTGGGCAATGTCAGTTATTACCACCTGTAGGTAACTCAGTTCCTGACAATCT